CGCGGGAGGGCGCTCAGCGATCCTGTAGGGGGCCCCCTGCCCGCCGCTCCCCCCTCTTATCGCCGTGTGAGCCCTCTTAGCGCTTCTTAGGGGCTAATCGATCGGCCTGCCTCCCCCTCCTTTGCGAGGTGGCGGCGGGCCGGTTGTCATTTGGGGTCCGGTTCGTCTAGACAGGGATCGATCACCGCATCGCTGTTGCACGCTGCGCCGGACACGTGTCCGGGGCGCTTGCTCCATTGCGCTGCTGCCACATGGGCCGGACGCCTCGCCTTCGCGGGGACAGGCATTCCGACCCATAGGGAGCAGCAATATGACGGTAAAGAGTTTGACCCTGAAGGCCGCGCGCGAGAAGGCGCAGAAGCTTCAGGATGACCTGGGCACGGTGTTCGCCGAAGCGAAGACCGATGACGGCCAGTATGATTACAACAAGGTCGAATTCTTCGGCGCCGAGCTGAAGGGGAAGTCGATCGACGTCGCCAAGCGGGTGAAGGAACTCGACAGCGAACTCAACGAGGTCATGGAGCATGTCGAAACGCTCCAGAGCGCCGAGGAAGCCGCGAAGTCGCACGGCAACCGCGAAAAGGCGCTTCGCGGCTTCACCCTGCCGGGCGGTGGCGGCGGGTCGAAGGGCGGCCGCGAGCCGGAATTCAAGTCGATCGGTGAAATGGCAACCGAAACCAAGTCCTTCCAGGATTGGCTCGCGAAGGGCTGCCCCGATGGCGTCACGATCACGCTCGACGTGAACCCGAGCGACATGCTGGCCGGTGCGCTCGACTTCAACACGATGGGCGGCGCCAAGGCTCTGATGTCGACGGGTGCCGGCTATGCGCCGCAGAGCATCCGTCAGCCCGGATATGTCGAGGCGGTGACCCGTCCGATCCAGATGCTCGACATCATCCCCACCTTCCAGACCAGTCAGCCGACGGTCAAATATATGGAAGAAACTACCCGCGTCCACGGCGCGGCCGAGGTTGCCGAGGGCGGCGCCTATACGGAATCGCAGTTCGTCTTCACCGAAAAGGAAGCGCCCGTTCGCAAGATCGGCGACAGCCTGCCGGTCACCGACGAGCAGCTTGAAGACGAAGCGATGATGCAGGGCTACGTCACCACGCGTTTGCCCTTCGGCGTCCGCCAGCGGCTGGACGGTCAGACGATCGTCGGCAACGGCGCCGCTCCGAACCTGCGCGGCCTGAAGAATGTGGCCGGTACCCAGACGCAGGCGAAGGGTGCCGATCCGGTGCCCGACGCCTTCTACAAGGGCATGACCAAGGTTCGCCTGGTCGGCCGGGCGATCGCAACGCACCACGTCATGCATCCGACCAACTGGGAGGGCATCCGCCTGCTCCGCACGGTCGATGGCGTTTACATCTGGGGCAGCCCGAGCGAGGCCGGCCCGGACCGCCTCTGGGGTCTGCCGGTCGTCCAGAGCGATGCCGACGCCGCAGGCACCGGCTATGTCGGCTCGTTCCGCCCGGACACGGTCAGCCTGCACGAGAAGCGCGGGATCGATATCCAGTTCGGCTTCGTCGGCACGCAGTTCGTCGAGGGCAAGCGCACCGTGCGCGCGGACACGCGCGTCGCGCTTGTCTGGTGGCGCCCGCCTGCCTTCTGCTCGATCACGGGCCTCTAATCGCCAAGGGGGTTGGCGAACTGGCCGGGCGCGACCTCTCTCCCTGCGCCCGGCCAGCATTTTCGGAGGATAGTCCATGCCCACGATTACCGGATTTTCGCGCCCGGTCGGCTGCGCGCTCATCAAGGGCGGACCGGTCGGCGAATTCGCTGTTCCCGGCAAGCTGAAGCCCGGCGACACGCTGCTTTCGGTCGAACACATCACCGATGGCTCTCCGCCGACGCGCGTCGATCGCACGGCCGAGTTCTCGATCCATGCCACCAAGGGCAACACGATCTCGAACACCACCACCAACACCACGGGCGGCTTCTTGCACGTCCTGTGGGCCAGCACGGAGTAACGACCGATGACGAACATGATTGCTGCTGAGCGGCTCTATCTGACTGGAGACGCCAAGCGCCTCGTTCGCGAAGGCGACCCTGACGGTGCGAGCCTCTATGTCGCGCCAGGCGATGAAATCCCGCCTTCGTCCGTCGAGCGCTTCGGCCTCGTTGACGGCACTTTGCCCGCTAAGGGTGGCAAGGGCGCTGGCGGCGGCTCCACCAAAGAAAAGCAGCCCGGCCAGGACAAGGAAAAGCAGCCCGGCGGCGACAAGGGCGCTGGCGGCGGTTCGGCCGGCGCGGCTGCGACCGGCGATGACCTGACCCGCATCAAGTATGTCGGGACGAAGGTCGCAAAGGGCTTTGCGGCTGCGGGGCTGACGGCGTTCGCCCAGATCGCGGCGATCGACCCCGCAGCGCCGCCTGCCGTCGAAGGGACGAACGCCACCACCAAGTGGGGCGATATCGTCGAGTCGGCGAAGGCGCTTGTTGCCGAACAGGCTGGTCCCGCTGCTGATCAGGAAGACGCTGGCGCTCAGGACGGCGGAGCCGAACCCGGCGCCGCGGATCAGGGCGCAAGCTGATCCATGGCGCTGCTCGACCGGGTCAAGTTGCGCTCGGGCACTGATCTGCCCGATAGCGAGTTGGAGGATATGATCATTGCGATCACGTCCGACCTCGACGCGCGCCTTGGTCCGGTCGGGCCGGTCACGAAGGAACTGGGCGATCCCGGCGATCCGCATAGCCGGTTCAATCATTCGCTGCGCATCACCCCGCCGATCGACATGTCGGCGGGAGGGGCAGACGTGACGATCGTCGAGCTTGATCCCGGCAATAGCGGTGACCCCACCGCCGAGACCATTTTGCTTCCCGGCGACTATCGCATCCTGCACGATGGCCGCACCATCCAGCGCCTGACGGGTGGCCCGAACGGCCGCACCTATTGGGCGCCGATGGTCCGCATCACCTATACGCCGGCTGGCGCCACCCAGCCCGCGCGCGACGAGGCGCTGATCAAGATCGCGATGATCGACCTGTCCTATCGCGGCGGGATGAAGAGCGAACGCGCTGGCGATTATTCGATCACGCTGAGCGGCGATCCCGTCGCCGATCGCGAGGCCGTAATCGCCGGGCTGATTCCGGCCAGCGGGTTTTTGTTGGCATGACCTGCCTCGGTTCCATGTTTGTCAACCTGGGCGCGGTGCTGCTGGGTGCCGCGCTGCTGTGGGCCTCGGCCTTTGCCTTCCAGCTCGTCCGCGGGTTCTTTCGGCGATGATCGGCCAGCGCCTTACGATGGTCGCGTATGTCGAGCGAAACCAGGCGACCGGCAAGGATGCCTGGAACATGCCCGCGATCGACTTCGCGCCGCATGCGCAGGTTCCGTGCTTTGCCTATTCGAAGTCGGCGGCCGACGTGGTCGACGGGAAGAAGAGCGTGACGGTGCAGAATTTGCGCATGATGTTCGCGCTGGGCATCGACGTGCGTGAGGGCGATCAGGTTGCGAAGATCACGGATAGATCTGGCGCGACGATATTGATCCCCGGTCCACTGCGGATCGAAGGCGCCGTCGAGTATAAGCATAATCACCAGGAGGCCGCACTCGTGCGGGTCGCCTGATGGCCGAAAAGAGCCTTGTCTGGAACGGCCCTGCGGTCACCGCCAAGCTGAAGGCCGCGCAGATCGCAGGGGTGAACCGCACCATGGGCGCCTGCGTCAACCAGGCGAAACGTAGCCATGCGTGGCAGAATCGCACCGGCGTGCTGGAGGGCGGCATCGCGATCGTCACCTTTGCCGAGGCGGAAGGCGAAGGGGTGCGCGGGGTGTGGGGCGTCCAGGACGTCCGCTATGCCCTGATCCACGAGCTGGGCGGCGTTATCAGGCCGGTGAAGGCGCAGGCGCTGGCGATCCCGCAGCCTGACGGCAGCGTCCGCTTCGCCAAGTCGGTGACGATACCCAAGCGTCCCTATCTGCGGCCCGCCGCCGATCAATATTATCCCATGCTGTCGGACAATATCCGGCGAGCCTATGAGCGCGGAGAAGCCGATGGCGGAGCCTGATGTCATCGCTGCGCTGGTCGCGGCGCTTGCCGGCGATGCTGCGACCACGGCGCTGGTCGGCGATGCGATCTTCGGCGGCGAGCTGCCGGAGGGTATCGCGGCCGAGATGCCCAAGCGTGCGATCGTCGTCGCCGCATCGGGCGGTCCCGAGTTCACCGGGCGCGGCAGTGCCGAGGTCGATGCGCAGCGGATCGACCTTTTCGGTTATGGTGCCACGCCCGAGGAAGCGAACCGGGTTCGATCGACCGCGGCGCGCCGCCTGTGGTCGATCGAGCGCGAGACGCACGCCGCCACGCTGGTCCACTGGGTCAATCGCGCAGGCGGATTTTCCCAGGCACGCGACCGCGACGGCCAGTGGCCGCAGTCCTTCCAATCGTTCCAGGTCTTTTATTCATTGCAGGAGGTCCAATAATGCCCGCACCCTATGAAATTCTCGCCGGCCCGCTCGATCTGTGGTTCGCCCCGGTCGACACTGCCTTTCCCCTGATCGACGCAGCGCCGGGCGCCGGCTGGTCGAAGCTCGGGACCAATGGCAAGCGCAACTATTCCGACGACGGGCTTGCCGTGCAGCACACCCAGAAGATCGACACGGCGACCCCTGCAGGCGCGATCGCGCCGGTAAAGGCGTGGCGTACCGAAGAAGGGCTGATCATTTCGGTCACGATGTGGGACATGACGCTCGAACAATATACGGTTGCCCTGGGCGGCGCGGAGCCGACGGCAGTCGCAGCCGGTGCCGGGACCGCGGGCTACAAGAAGATCGGCCTGTCGCGTGGTCCCGATGTCGTGACTTATGCGATGCTTGCGCGTGGCCAGTCGGCCTATGGCGATAATTTCAAGGCCCAATATGAAGTGCCCGTCTGTTTCCAGAATGCGAACCCGAAACCGGCATTCGCCAAGGGCAAGCCGTCCGGCCTTGAAATGGAGTTCATGGCGCTCGAACATTCGGCCGCGGCGACCGAGCTTGAACGCTTCGGCCGGCTGATCATGCAGCACCAGGCCGCGCTGCCCTGATGCGCCGGGGCGCCGATCTTCTCGATCGCGCGCGCCAATTGACCGACGAGCTGCGCAGCCACAAGCGCGCAGCTCGTCAAGCACGCGAGGGCGCGCAGGCAGCGGCGGCCGAACTGGCGTTGATCAGGGCCGAGTGCGAGCGGCTCGGCATAGCCTTCACCCTCCTGCCGGACAGGCGTCCGGGGCGCGACGTCGGGACAGGCCGGGCATAGCCCGGCCACCAACCCGGCGAAGGAGCGCTCCATGGCCACTACACCCATTCTGAACCTGTCGACGCTCGTCGAGCGTCCCGTCATCGAGATCGATGGCAAGAAATATCAAATGCTGTCGCCCGAGGAGCTTTCGGTCGTCGACACGCACCGCTTCGCCCTGTGGGGGCAGCACATCCAAGAGTTCACCGCCGACGAGGCGAAAGGCCCCGAGCTGCAAACGCTGGTCGACGAGCTGGCCGCGAAGGTGCTGGTCGGCGTGCCCGCCGACGTCTTTGCCAAGCTGTCGGGCGTCCAGCGCTTTTCGGCCGTCGAGGTTTTTACCATGCTCCTGCTGGCGCGGAAGGCCGAGCTGGTGGGAGCGATCGGCAAGACGCTGGCGAGCCAGACGATTGGGGAAGCATCATCCCCCGCATCCAACGCTTCTTCGGGGGCGACCCGCGCTGGTGGTTCTACGAGGCGCCGATAGCGATCGTCCGGGCTTTCGCCGTGATGCTTCCCCGTCTCGATGCCGAGGAGCGGCTGTCGAACATCGACACCAATGCCGTCTCCTTCGGCGCGCTTCAGCCGGATGACGCCGAGCGCGTCATCGCCCGGCTCGAATGCACGCGCGATGGCGTTGTGATGGAACTGCCGAAGCCGGTCGTCGCGTCGCCCGATCAGCTCGGCGGAATCGGCATCGGCGTGACGATCGTCGGCGCCGACGGGATGCCGGTCGATGGCTGAGGTACTTGGCGAAGCCCTCCTGGTCCTGCGGACCGACGACCAAGGCTATGAGCGGAGCATTGACAATGCCGAGGCGAAAGCCCGCGGCCTTGGCGCGCAGCTCGATCGCACCGCCGACAGCGCGATCGATACGGGCCGCGCTCTCGGGTCGGCGGGCACCGCAGCCGACGGCGCTGCGGCTGCGATGGGCCGCGAGGCGCAGGCGGCGCAGGCAACGGTTCCGGCGCTGCGCAACCATACGACAGCGGTCACCGCCTCGACCGATGCCGCGCGCAAGGCTGCGTTCCAGCAAAAGCTGCTGATGTTCCAGCTCAATGACATCGGCGTCTCGCTCGCCGGGGGGATGAACCCCCTGATGGTGATGGTGCAGCAGGGGAGCCAGATACAGCAAATCTATGCCGGAGAGGGCGGCGTCACGCGGGCGCTGAAGGAAACCGGCAACATGGTGGGCGGGCTGATCGCGCGCTTCCCGCTGCTGTCGGCTGCTATCGCGCTCGGCGGCGCGGCGGTCGCCGGCATGACCTATGAGATCAACCAGGCGTCGAAAGAGTCGGTGAACTTCGGCGATGTCGCGCTCGCGACTTGGCAGGTGATCGCTGACGGGCTTTCGTCGGTGCTGAAGCCGGTGGTCGATGCGGTCGCACCCTGGTTCCAGGCGGCGTGGGACATGGTGGTCGCCGGGGTCAAATGGACCGGCAATCTGATCATCAACAGCTTTCGCGCGGCGTTCGAGGATGTGAAGTTCGTGTGGGCGAACTTCCCCGACATCATGGCCGCTGCGGTGACCGGTGCGGTCAATCTGGTGATCGACGGCATCAACATGATGGTGAAGGCCGGGGTCAACGGCGTGAACGCGCTGATCCGCGGGGTCAATTCGGCGGTCGCGGCGGTCGGCGGCGAAAAGGCGCTGGAGCTGTTCGGCTTCAGCGGCGCGATCCCCGAGCTGACGGCGCCGCAGATCGGCCGCTTCGCCAATCCCGCCGCGGGCCGGCTGGGCAACGCCGTGCAGGGGCGCAATGCGCGTGTCGCCGAGATCATGTCTAGCGACCCTCTCGGCGAGTTCTTCGACGCGGTGGGAGAGCAGGCGCGCAAAAATGCCCGCGAGCGCAAGAAGAAGGACGAAAAGGACAAGAAGGGCGGCGCGGACGCGGCGAAGCCCGACAAGACCGAAGAGCGCTACCAGCAGGATTTGAACGCGATCCTGCTCCAGACGATCGCGGCGCGCCGCAACCTCGCGACGTCGATCGCGGAGCGCTATCGCCTCGAACGGCAGGCGCTCGACATCACGTCCGCCCAGGCGCGGCAGGCCGTCCAGGATAATGACAAGTTCAGCGCGGCGCAGAAGGCGAAGCTGCTCGTCGAATTGTCGATTAAAGAAAGTCTTGAGCGCCAGCTTCTCGATCGGAAAGAGGCCGAAGAGACGGCTCGCGAGGCCCTGCAAACCGCCCAAGCAGCAATGCAGAATGAGCGCGATCTTGCGGAACGCTCTCTGCGCCTGGCTGATACCCGCGCCGAGCGGCGGGCGATTGAACTTCGTTTGTTGGATATCGCCTATCGACAGGAGCGGGCCGATCTGCAGGCCGTCATTGCGAGCGAGCAGGCGAATGAGGAGCAAAAGCGCCGCGCTCGCGACAGGCTACGCATTCTCGACCAACTCCAAGCGGGCGACCGTCAGGGCATCGAGCAGCAATATGAAAGCCCGCTCGACCGCTACCGCCGCGAGGTCGGCGATGTCGGCCGGAACATCAATGACGAGTTGGAAAAGGTGCAGGTCAGCGGCCTGCAATCGCTGAACCAGGGCCTTGTGGACGTGATCACAGGGGCGAAGTCGCTCGGATCGGTCTTCAAGGATGTCGCCAACCAGATCATCGCCGACCTGCTGCGCATCGCCGTGCAGCAGATGGTCATCATGCCGCTGCTCAACGCGCTCGGCGGCGGGGGCGGTGGTGGCGACCTCGGATCGGGTCTCGGCGGACTATTCAAGGGCTTCTTTGCGACGGGTGGGACTATCCCGACGGGCACGTTTGGCATCGTCGGCGAGCGCGGCCCAGAACCGGTAATCTCCACCCCGCGCGGCGCGCTCGTGCGACCGAACAGCACCCTCTCCAGTTCACAGTTCCGGCCTGCCGGCACGTCGATCAGCATGCCGATCTCGATCGATGCCACCGGCGCCGACCCCGCGGCGATCGGGCGCGTCCAGTCGCAGCTCGATCGGCTTGAACAATCGCTTCCCGGCAGGATTGTCAGCACCGTGCAGGATGCTGGCGAGCGCCGGATGATCACGACGCGAGGCTGGCGATGATGCAACCCCTTCCGATGCCCGAATTGCCCGCGGGCATCGCCCGCGTCGAGTTCGAACCCGAGCGCGTCGATTATGCGGCGCCTGAAGCGAGCGGGCGGCAAGGCGGCGTCCAAGCAGGCTGGCCGCTGTGGCTCGCGACGTTCGAACTCGACAAGGTCGATCGCGACAGCGCGGACCTCTGGCGCGCGTTTATCGCGCGCCTGCGCGGCCGGCAGCGCCTGTTCCTAGCAAGCGACCCGACCCGCCTCTACCCGCGAGCGACGCCGCGCGGCTTTGCAGGCATGACGCGCGCCGGGGGCGGCGCGTTCACGGGGGCAGCGACAAGCTGGGCGCAGAATGTCGATGCCGAGGGCAATGCGGCGATCGGGCTGACCGGCCTGCCCGCCAATCTGGCGCTGGCGGCGGGCGACTATATCGGCTGGAAATGGGATGCGGCCGGGTCGGCGGCGGGCAGCTACGATCGTCGGACGATGGCCCGCGTCGTCGTTCCGGGCGTCGCCTCGGCCGGTGGCGGCATCACCGTGACGGTCGAGCCGCCGCTTGACCCGCTGGTCGTTCCCGCTGGCGCGATAGCGCACCTCGACAAGCCCGCATGCCTGATGCGCCAGATCCCCGATCGCAGCCGAATCGGATCGACCGGCGCCGGACGTGCCCTGTCGGGTGCGACGATGATCGCTGGGCAGGATTTGCGGCCATGAAGGCGATATCTGCCGCCGCGCTCCAGGCGCTCGCCGATGGGACCGCAATCGTCGTCGGCGCCGTCAAGATCGATGCCGACCCGCCGATCCGCGTCTGGGGCGGACACGGCCCGATCGAACTTGGCGGCGAACCCTTCGACCCGATCGGCGACCGCAGCCTAGTCCAGGTCGCGGGCGGCGCACTCGGCGCGTCCGAGCAGAGCATCACCCTCTCGCTGTCGGGCATTGAGGAACATGTCCTGGAGCTGCTCGACGCCGAGGAGGTCGAGCAGGCCCCTGCAACGCTCTGGCGGATGATCTTCAAGGGCGACGGCGTGACGCTGCTCGATGCCCATATCTGGAAACGCGGGCGGCTCGACGAGCTGCTCCGCGAAGACGAGATCGGTGGCACATCGACGCTGACCGCCAACCTCGAAACCGCCGCTCGCGGCCTCGGTCGCAGCGGGGGCCGGATGCGCAGCGATGCCGACCAACGCCTGATCAAGGCGAACGACGGCTTCTTCCGCAATATCGCCTTCGCAGGCGAAAAAACGCTCTACTGGGGCGGGCGGAAGCCCGCGACGGCCGGCTCCGCGGTCGGTGGCAGCTACGGCGGTGGCGGACGCAATTTCTATAATCGGCAGAACGTCCGTGCCAACTGATCGGGTCCGCGACATCCCGGCGCTGATCGCCTTGCTCGATGCGCGCGTCGATTGCGCCTTCGCATGGCGCGGTCGTCGCGACTGCGGCCATTTCGCCGACGCCGCGATCGTCGCCCAGTCGGGCGTCAGCATCATTGGCGATTTGCAATGGCGCAGCCGTGCACAGGCTCGCGCAATTGCCGAATCCGAAGGCGGGTTCGAAGCGGCGATGGACCGGCGGCTACGTCGCGTCCCGCCCGCCCTCGCGCAGCGCGGTGATATCGCCGGTGTCCCCGATCCGCTGTTCGGCGTCCGGCTGATGGTGGTCGAGGGCGTGACGCTGGTTGGGCCGGGCGCGCGCGGGCTGGAACGGCAGCCGCGCAGCGCGATGGTGATCGCGTGGGACGCGATGTCGGCAGGCGCGCGCGATGAGTAAGGTCGTCAAGATCATTGCCGGCGTCGCGCTGGCGGTCGTCGGCGCGGTCACCGGCAACTGGCAGCTCATCATTGCCGGCGTCTCGATGATCGGCGGCGCGCTGTTGCAGCCGAAGCTCGGCAACAAGCGGCGCGCCGCCGCATCGGCGCAGGTGCAGCTCGGCGAAGTGCCGCGCGAGGCGATCGTCGGCACGGCTTCGACGGCGGGCAGCTTGGTCGACGCGTTCAACTATGGCGGCAAATACGGCACCGATTGGGAGGTGCTGGTGCTGGCGCTCGCCGATCATCGCTGCGCCGGGTTGCAGGGCTTCTATGTCAATGATGCCTATGTCGCCTACGCCGCCGACGGCTATGTCGCCGGCTATAACAACCAGCTTCAGGTCTTCTGGCGATCGGGAACCGAGACGCAGACCGTTCCGGCGATCCTGACCGCCAATGGGCCGGGGTGGACCGCCAACGACAATGGCGCCGGCGTTGCCTATGTCGTCGTCGCCTACAAGGCCGACGATCCCGAGGCGAGCAATCCGGTGTGGCCGGGCGGGCGGCCGCGCTTCCAGTGGATCGTGCGGGGCGCGCTTTGCTATGACGCACGCAAGGACAGCAGTGTCGGCGGCGCCGGGGCGCACCGCATCGACAATCCCGCGACCTGGGAATATTCCGACAACCCGATCGTCACCCGCTACAAATGGGTGCGCGGCTTCTATGCCTGCGACCGTGTCGGCGATCCGGCGCAATTGCTGATCGGCCGCGGGCTGAGCGCGACAGAAGCGCCGCCCGCCAACGTCTTTGCACGCGCCAACCTGTGCGATGAGCTGGTCGGCGGCGAGAAGCGCTATCGCGTCGGCGGCGCGATCGGCGCGGCCGAACCCTATATCGAGATCGAGGAAGACTTCGCCTCGGCCTGCGCGGGGACGATCGTGCAACCGGAGGGCTGCGTCGAGATCGACCCCGGCGAAGCGCGGGCGATCGTCGCGACCTTCACCGACCGCGATCTGGTCGTCGGATCGCGGGTGCGCTGGAACAATGGCCTGCTTTCCACCGGCAGCGACGAGTGGATCAACACCGTCGTCGTCTCCTATATCGACCCGGCGCAGAAGTGGGCCGAGCATGCGGCGCCGGTGCTTCGCGATCCTGCCGACATCGTCACCGACAAGCGTCCGCGCGAGCGCCGCGTCCTTTTGGGCTTCGTCCAATGGGTCAAGCAGGCGCAGCGCGTCGGCGAGATACAGCGGCGCTTTGGCCGGCTGAAAGGCCGCGCCGAAGTCACGCTGCCGCCGCGCTTCGCCAATATCGAAGAAGGCGACTGGGTGCAGTGGCAGTCCGATCGCCGGTTCAAGGGCGCCACGCTGACCTTCCGGGTCGAGGCGTGGGGATCGGACGAGAAGTGGCATCACACGCTGACGCTGCGCCAGATATCGGCATCGGTCTATTCCGACACGGCGCCGCTCGACGACGGGTCGATCGCGGCTCAGCAGCCCGCGCCGCCCGCGATCGGCGCGCCCGCGATCGGCGCCTGGACGCTTGCGGCAGGGCATCAGGAGGCGGGCGGCCTCGCCACCCCGATCCTGATCGTTGCGGGCGCCACCGATGACAGCCAGGCACGCTTCGTTCGGATCGAGTATGTGCAGAGCGCGACGGCTCCCGACGGCGCCACCCAGTGGAACGATACCGGCGTCACCGGCCCCGACGTGACCCGCAAGGAAATTCCTGCGGCGCCGGGCGGAACCTATTATGCCGCGGTTTCCTATGTCGTCGACAGTGTGAGGGGCACGCGCCGCATCCTCGGGCCGGTAACGGTCGGGGCTATCACCCTGCCCGACGGGACGCCGATCGAAGATCGCGAGCCGACCGACCGCTCTCCAGCGCCGCCGCTGGAGCTACCGCGGGGAACGATCTGGTTCGCGCCTGACGGTCATCCCTACCGCTTTACGACCCGCCCGTGGATCGGGGCGGATGGGCAGGCATGGGTCGGTGCCGATGGCGCGGCATGGCTCGGCGCCGGCTATGAAGACGTCCAGGATCAGGTCGCGGTGGATGCGCTCGATCTCGCGACGACCGCGAGCGTGGCAGCCGATGCCGCGAAGGCGGATGCGATCAGCGCGCAGAGCAAGATCGCGGCGATCGTCGCCGACAACACGCTCGATAAGTCGGAGAAGCCCGACCTCGCGCTGCGCTATGCCGCGATCCTGTCGGAGCAGCCGGGCATCCAGAACAACGCGGTCTATTATGCGATCGTGGCCGAGAAGGCTGTCTATGATGCCGCCGTCGCGGCGCTGACCGCATATCTCGCCGCCCTCGTCCCCGCCTATAATGATTACAGCGCCGACACGGCCATCGACCGCGTCGCGTTCAACAACGCCTTCAATGCCTTCTACGATGCGCGCCAGGCGCTGCTCGACAAGATCGCGGTCGAGGCCGGGCGATCGACCGCGACGATGACGCTGGCGCCGACGCAGACGATCCTGTGCGACTATCTGGGCGTGCCGAAGGCGGGCCAGCTCGACGATCGCGTTCTGCTCAACAGCCGCAAGCGCGGCAACGCGGTGGTCGATGCGGCGACGAGCTGGACGGCCACCTTCCCGGCGTCGGTCACCGCGACGATCGACACGACATCGGCGACAACCGATCGCGGCGATATCACGATCACGGGCTTCAACGGCGCCGCAGGCGCCGCCGAAATCCCGGTCGCGTCGACCTATGACGGCATCACGCTGAACGGCAAGATCGCGATCGTGCCGGTTCTTGACGCGCCGCCGCCGCCGCCGCCCGCCAGCGGCACGGCGCAGACATCGGCGCAGTCGAGCGATCCGCAGACGAACAGCACGAACGCCTATCTGTCGAGCGGGGTCATCATCGGACCGGTGCGCGCGGGCGCGGCGGGGCAGATCAAGCTGGAAGCGGTGATTTCCTTCTCGCGCACCGCCAATGGCGAAAACGACGCCTATGCGAAGTGGGGCTATTCGACATCGGCGACGGGGCCGTTCACCGACGTGCCCGCGGGCGAGGTGCATTCGACCAGCAACGCTTTTCGCCTTCGGACCTACGATCCCGACGAGCTGACCGACGAGTCTGGCGCGATTTCGATCAATCAGACGCTGAGCGGGCTGACGCCGGGCACCGACTATTATTTCGAGTTCCGTCCCCGGAAGGGCGCCTACTCGGCTGGTGTGCCGACCGCGAACAACTTCTTCCTCGGCCTGAAGAAGGCGACGCAGCTATGATGTCGATCTTCAACCAGCGATCGGGGAAGCTGCTGCGCAACGTCGCCTCGCTCGACGGCGAGAATATGCGGGGGCGAGGCTCGGCGCCTTGCCCGCCCGGCTGGGAGCGGATGCGCTGGGATGTCGCCGCGCGCGGCTGGGTCGCCGATGCCGGCGTCGCGGCCGAGGTCGATGCCCGCCGTGTCGATGAGGCCTATCGCGCCGAGTTCGGCGACGGGGCGAAGCGCGAGGCGCACATGCGCAAGGCGATGGAAGCGCGCCTCTATCAGCGTTTCGGCGCGCCCGAGCTGGCGCCGATGCTCGCGCACGAAGCGCGGGCGACGGGCGTCGCGATCAGCGACCTCGCCGCGGCCGTCATCGCCAAGGACAATGAATGGATCGAGCGCGAAGTCGCGCGCCGGTCCGCCAAGCTGAAAGGAATATCCGATGCCTGACGTGGCCACCGCCCCGACCGCCACCGCTGCGCAGACCGCCGCGGCGGGATCGCGCATGATCGGCTTCTATCTCGGTGCAGGCAATGTGAAGGTCGATTGCAAATTCGATACCGCGAACTTCCTTACCCGCGCCGATACAGGGCAATATACGGCCAATGGCTGGCTGGTGACCGGATCGGCGAACGCCACCACCGGACTTGTGTCGGTCGGAATGAGTTACAGCGGCGAAATGCTGGGGACGATCGGGTCGCTGCGAGGGTCCGGCACGGTCGGGATCGGGTTCGGCGTCAAACCGTCGCCGACAATCAGCGGGGGTTGGGTATCGTCCCTTTCGACTGGCGGGGCCTGGGCGCGCGGTGCCTTGAGCCTGAGCGGGACGCAGTTGTCGATCGGCTTCGCGGCCTCGCAAACGACCGCAGCGGGCACGGACGTTGCGATCACGAACGCGCTGACGGTGCAGGCTTCGGGCATATTGCCGGGCGGCAATAACACCCAGACGCTCGGCGCGAGCGGTTCGCGCTGGTCGGAAGTCTGGGCGACCAAAATGCTGACGCCGTCGGGCGTCATTCTGTCGCTCGCTGTAACGGGCGGCGGGCAATGGAACATCTCGGCCTCGACAGGCTCTTTCTTCCCCTCGTCGGATAATGCGCACCCGATCGGCAGCGCCTCGAACCGCATAACGACGCTGTTCGCGACCAACGGAACGATCAATACCTCCGACGAGCGCTTCAAGATATGGATCGGTCGCCCTGGCGAGGACCGAGCGGCCAAGGATCGCCGTATTGCGCGTGCGATCCTCGACGAGCTGGGATGGTATCAGTTCACCGATGCCGTGACCGAGAAAGGCCCGGACGGCGCGCGCTGGCACTATGGCGCGCGGGCGCAGCGCATCTGGCAGATCGTCGCGGACGAGGGGCTTGCGCCGCCGCTGGTCGAAGTCGAGGGCGTTCTGTTGCCCGACATCAGCTGGGCCGGGCCGGTAGCGCCGGCATGGCTTTGCTTCGACGGCTGGAATGACCAGTTCGAAGATGTTTACCGCGAGGTCATGCATGTCGATGAGGTGCAGGTCGGCGAAGAGGCAACGGGCGAGTTCGACACTGACGGCGCCGAGATCATGCGCCCCGTCACCGAAGAGGTCGAGCGCATCGAGCGCGAGCCGACGGGGGAGCGCCAGCTTGTTCGCTCGGCGGGGCATCTGTTCGGGTTCCGCGTCGACGAAATGAACCTGCTCCTGTCGTGGGCGCTCCACGATCGCCTGTCGGCGCTGGAGGCGGCGGCATGAAGCGGCTGGCCTTCCTCTTCCTGCTGCTCGCCGGATGCGATCAGGGCGGCGCGGCCGACGGCTATCGCTTCGGGCAAAAGGAGTTCGAGCGAACGCAGCCTGCGATCACGATCGTCACGCATCCGACGATCGCCGACCTGCGCGCCAAGGCGCCCAAGGCGGCGCAGCAGCCTGAGGACCGGCAGCTTATGGCCTGGTCGATCATCCGCCCCGACGGGTGCGAGGTCCATGTCGTTGACCCGGCCCGGTCCTACCAGCCGCAATGGATCGGCCATGAGGTCGCGCATTGCGTCTGGGGGCGGTGGCATCCGTAATTCGCAGTCCCCGCAAGGGGGAGGCAACGGGCGTTGCAGCGCCCGTCACCGCAGGGATTAAGGCCCCGCACCTTGCGATGCCGCGGCATCGCTCCGTTCCCCCACCGGCGCACCGGCGGGGCAAGCGATAGGTGTCAGAAGTGAACGAAGGATTGAATTTTGAAGCGGTCGGGCCGACGCGCCCGGTGGCCGGCTATATTGGCGGCAAGCGCAATCTGTCGCGGCGTCTCGTCGAGCTGATCGGTCGCACGTCGCACGATCTTTATGTCGAGCCGTTTGTGGGGATGGGCGGGGTCTTCTTTCGCAGGGACCGGCGCCCGCCCGTCGAGGTGATCAACGACATCTCGACCGACGTGACGACGCTCTTTCGCATCCTCCAGCGCCACTATCAGCAGTTCCTGGACACGCTGAAATGGCAGCTTGCGAGCCGAGCCGAGTTCGAGCGGCTGATGCGGGTTGATCCCGACACTCTGACCGATCTCGAACGTTCGGCGCGATTCCTGTATCTTCAGCGCCTCGCGTTCGGCGGGAAGGTCGAGGGGCGCAATTTCGGCGTGACGCGGACCGGCCCGGCACGGTTCGACCTGACAAAGCTGGTGCCGATGCTGGAAGCGGTCCACGAGCGCCTAGCGCCAGTTCATATCGAGCGGCTTCCCTTTGAGAAGCTCATCGCGCGCTACGATCGCCCAGGAGCGCTTTTCTATTGCGATCCGCCCTATCATGGGTGCGAGGATGACTACGGCCAGGGCGTGTTCTCACGTGCTGATTTCGCCCGTCTGAGAGACCTCTTAGAGGGCGCGAAAGGGCGCTTCATTTTGTCGATCAACGACCATCCCGACATCCGCGACCTGTTCGCCGAATGCGCGATCGAGGAGGTCGGCGTCACTTATCGTGTCAGCGGGCAGGTGACGGCCGCACGGGAACTGATTATCTCGGGCGGCAGAGGAGAATCGGAATGACCAACGACGTCGCTTTCATCAATACGCTGAACGAGAAGATCGCGGGCGAGAAGGGCGCTGGCACCAGATGCGTCGTGTTCGTCGATGGCTTTCCGAAAGGAATCGGAGGTGTGTCTATGATCGCCGTTGAAGGCGATGTCGCCATCATCGTTGCGGATGAAGAGGTGGCCTATGTGGACCCCGCGCGCGTCGTCGGGTTGAAGGTCATCGACTGAGGCAAGGCGCTTTCGAGTGCTACAACTTGTCTTGTCAGACACTCAAAAAGCTTTTGTCGCGCTTCACCGGGGCGCTAAATTAGCGGCTAGCCAAGCGCGCTGCGTTCGTCCTATGTTCCGCAGATGACCTTGCCCCTGCTCCTCGCTGTCGTTGCTGCCCTTGTCGTCGGTGCCGTGATCGGCTGGCTGTTC